TTCAGAATCATCGTTCATCATATCTTCTAAAAGTAGGTCAGCGGCTTGCTCAATATTATTTGGAACAAATTGCCAGCCAAAATCACCTTCAATTTTATAATCATCTTCAGCATCAAACTTGGCAGTTGCAATAAGAGTCTGGATACTATCTAATAATGATTTCTTATATTGTAGATAATATGTGCTACCAAAATTATGAGGCTCTTTAGTTTTTTCAATATTATTTAAAGTTGCATCAGTGTAATCATGTACAACAGCCTGGTCTGAATCCCCAACATTGACTGTTACTTTTCTCAAAGTAGAAATTGGAATAGGGAGGTGAATTACTTTTTTACCAGAGCCTTGAATTTCTATATATTTATTTGGAAAATAATCAAAAGATTGACCACAAAAAGTATTAATAATATTTCTTACTTTCTTTTCCATTTTATCAAATTTATCCGACCAATCTGTTTCTAGTTCTGGGTGGTCTTCAAAAAATGTATCACTATTAATATACGGAGTGTAAACATTTATGTATTGAGATTGCGCATATGATGTTCCACTTACAGTGTAGGTAAAATCGGCTCTATACTTCCCCGCTGAATTTAAAATATAAATACCAGAAGCTTGCTGACCATATGTGATCGTATAAATGCCAGTCCCTGTTCTTGTCGCATTAGTTGGCCCACTTACCAATGAACCAAATTCATGATAAAGACTTACAGATACAATATTAGATGTAGGGTCGCTCGGTAAAGTAATAGTTAATGTCTTACTTGTGTTTATTTTTACATCATCCATAATATTCAATTATAACAGAAAAGCTGTTCCAACCCCTAGAAGGTTTGCATAGCAACTGATACTTCTAAATCAGCAAGATTAGTATCAAGATTTGCATTACCTATCGCGTCTGATATGTTAAAAGAAACAATTGTATTACTAGCATCTTTGTAAAATAAGATACCATCAGCATAGTTAATGGCAATTTCCCCATATTCCAAAGACGCTGGAGCATGCGTTGTCGTTCCAGAATTTTTAATTTTAATTACATTAGCCATTGGCTCTCCTAACTAAAAAGTACCACCGTCTACAGTAACATTGTCTAAGTTTGTTCCGCTTAATACAGTTGTGCCGTTTATTTTAAACACTTTCCCGCTAAGCAAATTGAAATGCTCTGATGAAGTCCAAGCATCTGTTGCATCAACCCAGTTAAGAGTTTTATCGCTTGCGCCTTTAATGGTAAAACCAGCACCATCTGCTGTTGTGTCTGTTGGAGTTGCAACATTTGCTAAAACAATATTTTTATCTTCAACAACCAAAGTTGCTGTGTTAAGAGTTGTTGTATTGCCTTGTACGGTCAAATCGCCAGTTACAGTAAGATTGTTTGAAATGGTAACATTAGCTGGGAGACTAAGTGTTACTGCACCAACACCAGAGTTTGATACTGCAATTTCATTTGCTGTTCCTGTCAAACCAGTTACAAGGGTTGTTGCCCTATCGCTAATTTGTGATGAGGTAATTGAGATTGTTGAATTAGATGCTGCTGTCAAACGACCTTGCGCATCTACTGTAAATGTTCCAACAGTACCGGCAGCACCATAACTTGCGGCCGTAACAGCTGTGTTATCAAGATTAATTGTAACAGTATCTGTAGCACCAGCCGATGATGTCAGTCCCGTACCGCCAGCAATTGTGAGAGTATCAGTGCCACTGGAAATAGAAACCGTGCCGCTATCACCAGCTGCTGTAAACGATGTTGCTACATTGCTAATTGCATTGTCAACATAAAGTTTAGTTGCTGCGTGCGCGTTAGCTGATGGTGTTGCGACAGAAACAGTTCCAGAAAATGTTTTATCTCCAGTAACCGTTTGGGATGTTCCAAGAGTAAGGTAAGCACCATAACCAGCAATGGCAATAACAGAAGTTGCCGAGCCTCCAGCGCCACCACTGCCTGTTCCGTAATAAAGAATATTATCCGCTTCGTTAAAAGCTAATTCTGCATTTTCTAGACTTGTTGGTGCGCCAGCTGATCCAGCTGATGACCTTCTTTTAATCCTTAGTGTATTTGCCATTAATAGTTTCCTCCATCCATAAGCAGATTTGCTGCGTTATGAACATGGTCGGCTCTAGCCGCCACATTGCTTGACCCAGCACTAGCAGTTCTTGCGATATCTGCTGGAGCCGTATTACTTAAACTTAAACTTGCTAAATTAATTGTCCCTGCCGATTGTGTCAAAACAGTTGTGTCATTTGTTTGCACAGTAATTGCTGTAATTTCACTAGCAACAGTAACATTTGAAATATCATTCGTAACGGAAAGAGAGGTTATATCGCCACTAGTTATCTGAACGGTAGTTATATCAGCAGCCATTATCGGCTGACCTCACCAGTGACTGTGCAAACTCCGGTTATAAGTGTTGTAACAGCATTACCGTTTGTTTCTTGAAAATCATACACATAAACTCCAGCCGCAATATTTGCCGTATTAGCTGAAGACAGAGACATAACAACAACGCCATTGGCAGCGCTGGTTATTTCTGATGAAAAAGTAGCGGCTGCAGTTTCTGAATTTCTTTTTTTTCTGATTTGACCAGTGTATGTCCGACTAGTAATATTAACATTAGCGTTAGCGCTATCTCTTATACGCAATTCATGAGCGTAAGTATCGCCTTGATATATAGTAATATTTCTAGTTGCAGCCATAATTACTCCTATGTAATTTTATATCAAATCACTTAAGAGAGCAAAGCCGCCCATGTTAATTCGTCAACTTCTCCAGTGATAGGAATAGATTTTGATTTTTGAAATTGCTTAACAACTTCTTGAGTTTTTGGACCAAAATCACCATCAGGGCGGCATTGAAAACCATGCTTAGTAAGTAAATCTTGTGCTTCTTTTACGGCTTTGCCTTTATAATCTTTAATAATTTTTGGTTTGCCATTTGCAATAGATGTATCTATTGTTTTTGGCTCTTGTGCTTTAGCGACAACAGTTTCAGCAACAGCTTTCTGCTCTGCTGGTGTGCCAAACATACCTGCTGGTTTGGGGTTAAGAGTAAGCCAATCCTTAACAGCTTGAGGAACAGCATCACCCTCTGTGTAGCGTATATGCCATGGTTCGCTTGGAACAACTTCCCAACTAAATCCAAATTTTAAAACATTAGCGATAAGCCATTTCAAACGCTTTGGCTCTCCGGCAGTATGAATATCTACAGCCAAACCTAAATTATGTTGACTCTTGCCTGGTGTAGCCAGCATAGCCATACCTTTTTTAAGATACCAAGTCTTACCTTCAAAAGTTTTTGTACTCTGGCCAGGAATTGGTTGTAATTGATATCTTTGTAAAAACCCAGCTTTCTGAGCGTCATAACTTCTATAAGTATCTCCCGAACTAGTCGGCTTCAATTCAACACCATCTTTTTTAGCAGCATCCACCATCGCATTCCATGCATCAGCAGCAAGGTAATGTAACTTACCTCCCTGCGGAATGTCACGGAGTAGCGATGGGTGGAGTTTGCCAGGTTCTACATTTTTTAAACTAATTGGTAATTTAACCGGAACAATGATGTCCCATTCAACTTTTTTATTCATGTAGACTCCTTAATTTAAATTATTTACCGCGACCAAAAGCTGGATCGTTTGGATTCAACCAACGCATAATAACTGGAACTAAACCAGCAAATGCTGCCGTTGCGATATCTTTTGGACTTGTGTTTCCCGTCATATAGACTGCAAGACCTGCTCCAACACAAGACCTAGCATAAGACGCTAACATTTTCTTATTATTCTCATTCAACAAACTAGACATTGATCATCCTCCTAGCACCCATTGGTGCCGACTACCATTATACAACATTGGCTATTAAAGGTAAATTAATCGGTATCGTTTTTAAATATTTGATGCACATAATGAACTACACAAGCCATTATCGTAGAAAATAAAGCAATCTTTTGCGTCATACCAGAAAGTGTGTAATAAACAACAACGCTTCCGGCAATTGTAAAAGCCAAACCAGCTGTTATATCCCAAAGTTTTTTAACAAAACCTAACAAATCAAATTTTTTCATCTCTATACCCTCCTCAATATAATACCTGAAAATGCTATTTTTAGCATAATCTGTATCATCATCTTCTCCGCCAGATATTTCTCCAGCCATTTCTTGCTCTTCTTCTTTTCTTGCAGCACGATTAGAATCTCCGCTAGGACTTCCCCCACCAGAATTTCCCCCAGAACCATTTGAACCAGCACCACCAGCTACAGCGTTTGCAGCAACAGTAGCAACTGCTGCCGCTGCTGCAATTAAAGACCTACGATCACCAGTGTCAACTACTGAACCAACAGCAATATAAGTATCAAATACTCCAGTAAAAACATTTATTTCTTCTTCAAATGATTCCTTAACTTCAACAGATGCTTCTATAAGTGCTTCAGATATAGCCGCTCCATCTTCTGCCGAAACTTCGGAAACAACAACTGCAGCAAAAACTTCTGTTGCTTGTTCACCGTCAATGCTTTCAAGAACTTTAGGACTCGTTGCCAGCTCTGTTGCTTGGTCACTAGGAATACCACCTTCCTGTTCAATTACCAACGTAACAACTTGTCCAACTTGCTCGCTTGTAATTGATTCTGATTCCAAAACATCAACGATGACCCCAAGTGATTCTTCGTTAAGTTCGTTGCCCAAGACGGCAGTAAAAGTTTCAATCAAAACCTCAGTACTTACTTCTTCGTCAAAGACTGCACCAAGAGCAGCACCTAAATTGTCTGCGGTAAGACCGTCTTTCAATACATCAACGATGAGGTCAATGGTTTCTGCATCGGAAAGATCTGCATCAAACACGCTGTCAAATACTGCTTCTGTTTCTGCTTGACTGAGATTTGTTTCAAGCAAGTCGCCAAGCACTTCCATAGTGTCCTCAACAGAAATGTCCTCATCAAACACAGCTTCCATAACTTTATCTAAATCGCCAGAACTAATTGGGCCATCAAAAATTGAATCCAAAGCCGCCACCATATTCTCAGCAGAAGTATCTTCAGAGAAAGCAGAATCCAAAACTGCTATAAGTTGTTCGCTAGTTATGTCTGCATCTAGCATTGTTGTCAGTGCTTCAGTAAATACATCTGCCGAAACATCTTCGGTAAACACGGCTTCTAAAACATTGTCAAGCTGAGTATCAGTAAGCTCCGCCCCAAGAAGTGTGTCAAGAACAGCACCAACTTCATCAGCAGTAATTTCAACGCCAGGCGTGAATGTATCTTCAAGAATGTTATCCAGTATTGCTGTCGTGATTGGCTCGTTGTCTTCTACATCGGTGACGGTATAATCATCTGGTGGAATTATTACTACTACCGTTCCGGGTTTTGTTGGGTCTATTACTATTAGGGGCAAAGTTGTGTCTGTTGGTTCCCACTCTTCTGGGATGGTTGTTTCGGTTGGTTCCCCATCTTCTGGAATGGTCGCTACTGTTTGTCCGGTTTCAGGCAATGTTTCTGTTGGAAGCGTCACCGTTGTGGATTCTGTTTCAGGGTCTATCACTATTACTTGTGGGAGTGTGGTACCTACTAGCCCTGGATCGGTCTCAGAGGGGTCTATAGGCTCTTCTGGGTCATTTTCTACAGTTGTTTGGGTTACTGGCTGGTTTGTTGTATTTATAAAAACAGTGGTGGTTGTGCTGCTTGTTGTGGTGGTAGATGTGGAAGTTGTAGAAGCGTCAGCGGTAGTCGTTGGTGCAACGGTTGGGGCTGTTGAATTATTGGATGGCACTCCGCCAAATGACGAGCAAGCTCCAGATACACATTTTTCTGTTGAACCATTTGTGTTATCAATAATCAATATTGGAGACAATGCGGTATCGCCAAGATTGAAAACAGCAAATCCTAATTTATAAATACCGGTAACTGAAACTTCATATGTTGATGTTTGCCAGCCAGTTGCGCCATATGAGTTTGTTGAATAATCTCCTGTTCCCGGATTTGTAAACCCAAGCAACGCATATGATCTAACATAATTGTTAACAGTAATAATTGGCTCTTCATTAGCCATAGAAGATACTGGAATTGTTGTTGTTGATTCAACAGTAGTCGGTGGAGCAACGGTTGTTGTTGACTCAACCGTAGTTGTTGGAGCAACAGTTGTTGCTGGGGCAACTGTTGTTGTTGACTCAACAGTTGTGGTTGGAGCAATTGTGGTTGTAGATGCAATTGTAGTTGTTGATTCAACTGTTGTAGTTGGGGCAATAGTAGTTGTTGACGCAAGGGTTGTTGTTGATTCAATAGTGGTTGTACTACTTGTGGTAGTAGTTGTTGGAGCGGTAGCTGAAACAAAAATTAATGATGTTATTGAACCGTCATTAAAAGGTACATAGTCTGTCCCCAAATAATTCCAAGACATTGTGTATGTAGTGCCAGCTGTTAATTCAACTTCTCTTGTAATCCACGCAGCGTCTGTCGGATTGGAACCTCCTCCAAGACCGGCTTGAGAGTCTGCTGTAAGAATTGCTTTTATTGCTGTTTCATCACCACTTGAAAGACCAAGAGCAGTTCTTGCTTGAGTAAATGTTTGCTCACCTTTGGGTTGCAAAGCAACAGCGTATCCGCCAGCGCTTGGCTGAAATGCCCAACTACCCGCTGGAACAGATGGGGCATAATAAGGATTTGGTTGACCGTTCTTAAGAGGATTTCCGATAGCCGGATGAGAGGAGTGCGTAAATGTTCTTAACCCGCTAAAAATAGTTACGCCAGTGCCGTTACCGCCAATAGTTGTAGCATTTAAGTTTCCGGTTTGATTACCTTTTGACCAACCAGAAAAAGAATTACTTTCAAAGCCAGCATCAGATATTGGAGTTGGATCTTCGTCTGCTC